AATTGCACGTATCATGGAAATTGCAAGATACGGTGATGCTCCTAAAGAAGAAATAAATATTAATGAAACAACTTCATATACAAGAACATTAGCAGATGGATATGTTTATGGAATTGTTAATGAAAAAAATGGATATATTCTTAAAAGAGGTTTGACAGAATCTTCTTTGGATTATGTAGAACCAATGGCTAATAGAAAGTATATGAAGTCATATTCACAAGCATTTAAGAAATTAAATCTTTTGGCTGGTGAATTAAATAGACTTAATGAAAATATTAATGGTACTGAATTGTTTGGTGAAGAAAAAAAGTTTGTATTAAAAACACCAAAACAACAGATACCTGCGGCACCATCAGAACCTGCACCTGAATTACCAACACCTCCAGCAGCACCATCAGAACCTGTACCCGCACCTATGGGTGATACGGGAACAGATGTTCCACCACCTCCTATGGATGACATGAGTGGAGATATGGGTAGCGAACCAATGGATGACATGAGTGGAGATATGGGTAGCGAACCAATGGATGACATGGGTGGCGAACCAAGTGGAGATATGGGTGGTGACGAAGGAGAAGAAATAACATTTAAAACTATTCAAAAGTTAACAGGTAAATTGGGTCAAAAATTAAGAACATTTGGTGACGAAAACGAAATGACACCTGAAGATGTTAAATATGTTTTAAATTCTGTATTGTCAGCATTGGATTTATCGGTATTAGAAGATACTGATGTTGAAGAAATTGTTGGAAAAATCGAAGGAACAGATGAAGACGTGGATATGGGTGATACTGGTGAACCAGCAATGGAACCGTCATCTGATGAAGTACCTTTAGATTTAGGTTCTGACGGTTCGGATGAAGTATCAGTACAACCTGAGGTTGCAGAATCTAACGATGGTGTGTATGAAATGATGAACGGAATGTTTGAATCAAAAGTTGATAAACTTTTATCAAAGTACTTTATCATTACAGAAAACGAAAAAAAACAAAATAATAAAAAACAAGTTTCAACTTTCATTAAAAGAAAAATTAACAAAGTTGGTGTTATTGATGAAATTAAAAAACTTTCCGAAACAATAGAACAAGAATTAACTGCTGAATTTATCTTAGGTGAAAACGAAAACGCTAAATTTGTTGGTAAAACCAATTTGAAAAACTTAGTGTTTGAAAATAATGGAAAACAAATCAAAGTTTCTCCAAGAGGCGAAATTCTATGAACAAGTTAGTTTTTGTAAATGAGTTGGGACCGAACTTTAAAGGGGATAATCTTTATGAGTTTATATTCTCAACAGAAGAAAAAATAGATGGTGAGGGTTGGGATTCATCCCCAGCTGGTGGAAACCCCCAACCTCCACACATTGATTTTATATCTAAAGTCGGTGTTTTGAAAAATGACAAAATAAAATTAAACGTCATTCAAAACTCTGACTTTTTTTCCATATATGACGCAGTGGATAATGTAATTGCGTTGGCTTGGGAAGATATAGAAAACGAATATTATGATGAAAGCCAAACACGATTAGTTTTTCATTTTGGTGACACAGAAGAAAAAGTAATCGATAAACTATACGAGAGAGATATAGTATTAAAAATAGAAAAAGATTTAACACATGTCTAACATAGGTTCAAAAATAGAAAAATTAATAGCTGACGGATTCAGCTATAATACATTAAGAGGTTTATCGGAGTCTCAAATAAATTTATTATATAATAGATTAGTAGAGCAATCGACACCGCCAAATACACAAATAATTAATAAAAATGTAAAAACATATCAAGTAAAACCAAATAGCAAGACAATGATTGGTAATTTGGAGATTGACACGACAGGTGGGTCAACAAAGGTTACTCCGATGGAAGAGGAAATGAATGAAGAGGATGATACGGTTACAGTTGTTGATGACCCTGATAAAAGTGCAGACGGAATGGGTATGTTTGAGTCTGAAATATCAGAGAAATTTGAATCTAAGGCACAACAAAAATTATTTTGGGCTAAATGCAACAATTCAAGAACCGAAAAAACAAAAAAGAAATGGTGTAAATGGGCAAAAGAATTTTCAGACAAAACAGATTTTTCTAATTTACCTGAAAAGAAATTAGAAGAGAGCTTGACAAAGTTAGTTGAAAAGTATATACCTGAGTCAATAAGTAAAAAAGACCTCATGGATTTAATCGAATCTTCAACAAGAACCAAAGAAGCTCCTGAAAGAACTAAGGAAAAAGAAAAGGAAAAGAAAAAACCTGGTAATCCTTTTAAAATAGAACCTTCTCAAAAACCAGGACCTAAGGGTGCTGGTGAAGCAGCTCCAAAAGAAAAAGAAAAAACTAAAGAAAAGGAAAAACCAAAAACAAAAAATCCTTTTAGAATAAAACCTGAACAAAAGCCAGGTCCTAAAGGTGAATTAGGTGAAGCTGGAAGTGCGGCACCTGCTAAAGCACCTGAAAGAACAAAGGAAAAAGAAAAGGAAAAAGAAAAACCAAGTAGAAAAAACCCATTTAAAATAGAACCAGCTCAAAAGCCAGGTCCTAAAGGTAGAGTACCAAAATGGTTAAGTTTTGATACTTTCACTAAATTAGGTTATAATTTAAAATAATGAAAAACAGAAATCGTATATTTGAAGCACCTATAGATGAACCTGAAGGTTTTAGAATGAACCCTCAGTTAAAATCAAAAATTGAACGTGGTGAAACACCATACTCAGATAGTCCATTTTTACCAAAAAAGAAAGAAAATGAGAGACAGTCTTTTGAAGAAAAAGCAGCAACAAAAAGATTTTCAGATGTTGTTGGAAAATTACAAAGATATTTGGGTGTAAATGCACCAAGAGACCTTATGGGTCTTCAAATGACTATGATGAGAACCTTGGGTGACATCAAAAGATTTGAATCTTCAAGGGAAAGAGAACTTGAAAATATGGCTGTAGAATTGGCAGAAAACGAATTGTTAGACCCGAAATACAGAGGTTATATTAAATTTGACGCGAAGTTCATGCCGATAGGAGGTCCTGTAAACCCAAATCTTCAAAAAACATCTGAAGAATTTTCATCTGAAGATATTGAACAAGCATTTGCTGCTCATGGTGAAGATGTTGATGAATTTTTAGATGCATTTGAAAACTTTGATTATATGGTTGCAAGACGTAGATTCTTTAATGCAATATCACAAGGATTTGCCAAAAAAGGGCACTACATGTTTGAATTGGTTAGAGAAAGACTTGAAGAAATGGAACCAGGTATTACTGACAAATATGGTGCTTTGATGGCAATGAACGACTATTTGTATTGGATGTTCCCACCTGAAACATTGGAACAAATTTCAGCATCAGGTCAAGGTTTTGGTGGTGATGAAGAAGTTGACTTTGAAGTTGATGAAGATGGTGAACAAACAGGTAATTTGGTTGTTAAAGCTCGAGGTGTTATATTCCCAATTTTGGTTCACGAATTGTTAAAAGGTTATAAAGATATTATCTTAGCACCTTCACTACCTGAAGACCCAGTACAGGCTCAAATGGTTAGAGGTGTTGCGGACACTGCAGTAAATGAAATTTTTGATATTATTATCGGTGCATATCTTTGGGAAAAATTAAGAGATGCCTTACCTGTTAAGGTATTCGAAGACGAAGAAGGAATGAAAACAGTTCAAGGACTTATTTTCAGAGAAATGATTAAAATACCAAAAAGAAGATTTATTTCTTTAGCTCAAAGAATCAATAGTGGTGACCAATCCGCATATTCTGAAATGGAAGAAATTGCCGATACGGTAATTGAAGATTTAAATAGAATGGACCTTGAAGAAATATTAGGTGGTTTTGAATCATATGAAGATGATGAGGATGATGATATGCCAACACTTCCACCGTCAGATGACGATGATGATGATAATGTCGACCTTTCATTTTTAGATGATTTTGGTATAGATAAACCGAAGGGATAATTCGGGATATTTATATTTAATGAGTTTAACAAGAGAACAAGCACTTATTGAATATGCAAAATGTGTTAAGAGTACACCTTACGCATTAAGAACATATCTTCAAACATATGACAACACAGTACAACGTTTTGTACCTTTAGATTTATTTTC